CAGGAGCCTAATAACTAAATAATTCATAAAACCCCTGCTTAGAAATAAGCGGGGGTTTTTTCTTTACTAAATCTATTTATATTATACGATGATTAAGTTAACTGACTTATTATTAGAAGCGCAAATGCCTTCTAGTGAACAAGATATGGATTTTTATGCTAAAAAGTATAAGAAAACCATTGATTATTTAAGAGAAAAGAATAAAGTATTGTTATTGACAACCAGTAATAGATGGTCACAACATAAAGAAGATGTACCAAAAAGTAATCAACTAGCTACTAAAATCCAAGATTTATTGGGTAAAGAAAAAGTAACATTGATTGATACAACCAAACTTAATATATTTCCATGTGAAGGAAATGTTAGTAGTAATAGAGAATTTGGTGGTAATCATTGTGGAACATCAAATGCTTTATTAAAAGATAAAGAAAAGAATCCAAGTGGATATCATCGTTGTTGGGCAAGTATAAATGAAAAAAATGACGAATTGTGGAAAGTAAGTAAAGAACTTTTTGAAAGTGATACTGTTCTGTTTTTTGCTAGTATTAGATGGGGACAAGCTAATGGTTACTATCAAAAATTGATTGAAAGATTGACTTGGATAGAAAATAGACACAGTAATTTGGGAGAAAAAAACATTGTAAAAGACATTGACGCAGGATTTATTGCTACTGGTCAAAATTGGAACGGTAAAGATGTTACACAAACACAAAAAGAAGTACTTCAATTTTTCGGATTCAAAACACCAAATGAATTATTTTGGAATTGGCAATTTACCGATAATACTCTCGACGAAACTAATCGTTCATACAACAAAGCAATTACTGTATTTGATAAAACATTTTTAAAACCATATGATAAAGCTGAATAATTTAGAACATTTTTTGGTATCTAATATATTACTTAACGAAGCTGCCCGTATAGATCATGCAGAAGATTTGATATTCTGGGAAGGTTCTAAGGGAGCAATCCGTTCCATCAAAAGTTTCATTGAATTGGAAAAGGACGGATATAAAAATGTTACGATGAAGTGGGATGGTTCTCCAGCAGTTGTTTTCGGAAGAAATGATGAAGGTAAATTTGTATTAACCGATAAAAGTGGATTTGTTGCCAAAGGTTATAACGGTAGACCAACTACACCAGAAGAATTGGAACAAATGTTTTTAGGTAGAGGTAAAAGCGTAAAAACAGACGAATATAGATTGTTCGTTCAAAATATGAAAAGTACATTTTCTATATTTGAATCAGCTGTTCCAACAACATTTAGAGGTTATTTCAAAGGAGATTTACTATATTTTAGTACACCATTAATTGAAAATGGAAGATATGTTTTTAAACCAAATATCGTAACATATGCAGTAGATGTTAATTCTGAATTGGGAAGAAGAATTGCACAAAGTAAAGCTGCCGTTGTTGTACATAGAGAAGTGGATAGTTTCGGAAATGAAACTGCGATTACAAATTATAATGTATTTCAAGGTAAACAATTGTTGGTAATACCACCAATATCTGTAAATAATCCACCAGATGTAAATGAAGATAGATTAAAAGATATTGTACTTTATATTAATAAACATGCTAGAAATATAGACGATTTTATTAATCCATCTAAATTGGCAAGTATGAAGATGACCAATTTTCCAGATATATTATATAAATATTTAAATAGTAAAGTTGATACTGGATTGGTAAATATTGGTGATGATTTTCTACAATGGATTAGTCAAAGTAATCTTACAGATGTAATGAAAAAGAAGATTACTGATTATGTAAATAGTAATCGTGACGGATTTGATTCTTTGTGGAAAGTTGTTGTAGAAATAATGTCGGTAAAAGATGAAATAATTAATCAAATTGACAATCAAGGTAGTGAAATTAAATCATATATAGGCAATGAACCAGGAGGTGAAGGTTATGTATTCTCTCATCCAGAAGGTGACATTAAGTATGTTTCTCGTTCCAAATTCAGCGCAGCAAACAGAGCAGCACACAAACAACCAATTGATGAAGGTGGTTGGTTAAAGCCAGAACTTACATCCAAGACAGTTTTATCGCCCGATACAATTGAAAAAGCAACAGACAAGTTCAAAGAGTTTTTAGCTGATTTGAATATGTTTTTAACTGATATACCATTGACTCCAATTAAAGATTATCAAATCTTGGGTTCTGCTGGTTATTACAAACAAGATCAACAAGATAAAAAACAAATAACTTATGGTGATATTGATGTAATGATTGTTATACCAGTTGAAAATAAAGATGACGGTAATGATATAAAGAAAGAATATATCAAAAATGTAATTAAATTTATTGAAACAAGTGGTCAAAATTACATTGATATTGAAAGCGCAAAAAGATCTGATGGGAAACAGATTATAATCAAGATTGACGAAGATACTTGGGTTCAATTAGATTTATTATATACTACAAAGATATACAAAGATTGGTTTGCTACCAGATTTACTCCTGAAAGAGGTATAAAAGGATTTACAATGGGAGGAATGTATTCTGCATTGGCAGAAGTTCTTAATATTAGAATTGGTGATACTGGTGTGAGAGCCAAATTTAAGGATGGTAAGATTGTATCTCCAATGTTAAGAAAAGATGTTGTAGATAAATTGATATCTAATAGTCCTCGTACATTTTTAAGAGATTTAGCTGACTTTTTGGCTGAATTATTTAATAAAAAGATTACTGTCGTTGACCCAAATTTATCTACGCATGGTGGGGTAAATCCACATGATGTTAAATTAAAAGATTTAACTACAGGCGTTCTTGGATTTGCAAAAACACTTGACGCAAATGGTATTCTTTCTGATTTGGGATTTGATTATGCATCATTTATTAAAGCAATAAAAGACAAATATGCAGAAAAGATGATTGAACAATATTCAAAGAAAGAAAAGAAAGCAACTACACCAGAAACTCAATCATCTATTGATAAGATCAAGAAACATGCTGATTTGGGAAATAAAATCGTTAATGATATATTGAAAGAATTTTTAATTACAGAAGGTGGCAATGCAGTAGCTGCAAATAGTGATTTACCAAAACAATATCTAGATTCTACAGTAAAAAATGGTTTAAAAATATGGAATTTAGATAAATTGCAATATGAAATTATTGGAAATAAGTCTAAACCAGTATTGGGTGATATTGATGTTGCGGTATCTACAGAACAATTGAATCAATTATTTGGTGTCAATTATGATTATGATAAAAAGACATTTTATGAAAAATTAAAATTACATGTAGAATCAAATGTTCCACCAAATGTTCCAACACCAGCTTTTAAAATAAATACTGGACTGGATCAATTACATTTAAATGTATCTATAATTGATGAAAACGGTAATCCAGTAAAATCTACTGAAATACCAAATGAAGATGGATATGTACAAATTGATTTGATGATAGGCGATTTAAATTTCATGGTTAAAGCTTTATCTGGAGCACCAGAATCAAAGTATAAGGCCGCACTAAGAAATATTCTATTAATGAATATTATGTCTCATAGTCATGAACCTACTGAAGATCCAAATAAGATGAAACGATATCAAATGAATTGGAAAAAAGGTCTTCAAAGTGCAGATGTTATAACAAATGAAAAGGGTAAACAAGAAAAACAAAATATAAAAACTGTTTATACCGATATGGATGACGTTGCTGAATTTTTATTTGGCAAAAATGTAACATTTAATGATATTAACACTTTAGAAAAACTAATTAAATTAGTGAAAGGTAATACTTTTCGTTATAAAAACAAAAGAACTGAAATCTTCGATGATTTCAAAAAGGAATTGGATAGATTAAAAGTAAAGTTATGAAAAGAGCAACAGGAAAAAGCAATCTTGACATAGTTAAAGATTATGTCGAGGGAAATCGCCCATTTATTCAAGTTGGTTATGATCCTAATTTGAATAATAGTAAAAGAAAAGAAGGGGAAGAATGGGAAGATGGTCAAGGAAATAAATGGGTTTGGAAAAACGGAACCAAAAGAAAAGTATCTAAACTTGGACAAATAAAAATTGATCAAAGATGTAGTATCTGTAATGCGGATATGAAATTTGGTAATTATCTTGACGATAGATTTTTTCCTAAAACAGGTAAATGTTATGATTGTACTATTTCATTCGATAGTAAGTTAAAAACATTAGGAGTATACGCTGATTATGAACGATATAAAATTTATAATAGTATGCTTTCTGAAATGAAGGATTTCAAGAAAAATATTACTGATAGCATTGAATATCTAGAAAAAAATCCCGAAGAAAAATTACAATTTTTTAATGACGACGGCAGTCAAGAATTCTGGACCGATGACACTACACAAATACAAAAAGTATTATCCGATTTGAAAAATGATTTAAAAGATGTTGACGAAAACATTGCAAAAGCCAATGAAGAATTGCTAAAATTAAATTATAACCCAGAAATTGAGAAAAAAGCAAAACAATTGGTGTTGGATAGATTAAATCAATGAGTACGCCTAAAACACTTAAAGAAGTAATTAAAGAAGAATACAAGAAATGTCTTGTAGATCCGATTTATTTCATGAAGAAGTATGTTAAAATTCAACATCCTATTCGTGGAACAGTAAACTTTGATTTGTATGAATTTCAAGAAAAGACTTTAACTGATTTAGTCGATCATGACTTTAACATCATATTAAAGTCTAGACAGATGGGTATTAGCACACTAACTGCTGCATATAGTTTGTGGTTAATGGTATTTCATAAAGATAAAAATGTTCTTTGCATTAGTATTAATCAAGAAACATCCAAGGAAATTGTTACCCGTGTTAGATTTGCGAATGATAATCTTCCATCTTGGTTAAAAGTAAAAGAACAAGAAGATAATAGATTAAGTTTAAGATTGACAAACGGTTCACAGATTAAAGCCGTATCATCTGCTGGTACATCAGGTCGTTCTTCTGCATTGTCATTGTTGATTATTGACGAAGCTGCATTTATTGATAACATTGAAGAAATTTGGTTGTCTGCACAATATACATTAAGTACTGGTGGTAGAGCAATCATGTTAAGTACACCAAATGGTGTTGGTAATTTCTTTCATCAAACTTGGATAAAAGCCGAAGCTAAGGAAAATAAATTCAATACTATTAGACTTCCTTGGTATTTACATCCAGAACGTGATCAAACATGGAGAGATAAACAAACAGAATTATCTGGTGTAAAGGGTGCAGCACAAGAATGTGATTGTGATTTTAGTACTACTGGTAATGGAATTGTTGATGCGGCTACTATTGATTTTTACAAACAAAGTAAAGTAAAAGAACCAATAGAAATGAGAGGAATGGATCATGGATATTGGATATGGGAATATCCTGATTATAGTAGAAATTATATAGTTAGTGCTGACGTTGCTAGAGGTGATGGTGCAGATTATAGTGCATTTCAAGTCATTGATGTAGAATCATTGACACAAGTTGCTGAATATAAAGGACAAATCGGCACTAAAGATTATGGTAATATGTTGGTAAGTGTAGCTACAGAATATAATAATGCTTTACTTATCGTTGAAAATGCAAATATTGGTTGGGCAGTTTTACAACAAATAATAGATAGACAATATCCAAATACGTTCTATAGTAGTGCAGACCTACAATACGTTGATGTTGAAAGACAATTGACTAATAAAGTTAACCGAGATGAAAAGAAAATGATTCCTGGTTTTACTAATAGTCAAAAGACTAGACCATTATTGATTTCAAAGTTAGAAACTTATTTTAGAGAAAGATCCGTAGAAGTTAGATCACTTAGATTTTTGGATGAATTATCTGTATTCATTTGGGATGGAAATAAAGTCGCTGCGATGAAAGGTTATAATGACGATTTGGTAATGGCAATGAGTATTGGATTGTGGGTAAGAGATACTGCACTTAAATTAAGACAACAAAGTATGGATTTAAATAGATCAATGTTGGGTGGGATTACCAGAATTGGAGGATCTCAAAATATTTATAAAGCTCAATCGGTGAGTAGTCAAGAAGCATGGCAAATGACAACAGGAAAAACTACAGATAAAAAAGAA